CCGGCCTGCAATGCCGTCAGGTCGATCGTCTTGCCGGTGTCCGCCGTATAGGTGGCGGTCATCGGCGTCATAGCCTCGTAGTTCACGGGCTCACCGTCGAAGGTGGTGGGAGCAAGTTCCTCCGCGGTGTATCCTTCCCCGGTGGACTGGTTCAGGAGCCTTAGCGCCACACGGGATGCTGTGGCTTTTGGGGTTTCGATCCCGACATTGGCTGGCTTGTAGAGCTTGGCAATTTCCTCGAATGAGGCGTTGGCCGGTTCGAGGTTGTTGGCTCCGCGCATCGCGGAGGACGGTTTTGGAAGGCGTTGGCTTTTTCCTGGAGTGCTCATGGTTTGGATGGGTGGCGGATGGTGGTTTACGGGATCGACGGGGCGGCTTGAACGGGCGGGGCGGAGGGATCTGCGCCGGCCTGCACCGGCGCTTGGATCAGGCCGGCGCTCTGCATGGCGGCGGCAAGCGGCGCTTGTTGGTCGGGTGGCAGCAGTGCCAGCAGCGAAGCCGGATCCACCACGGCTTCCCGCAGGATTTTTTCGGCATCGGCAAACCCGTAGGAACGCAAAATCTGGATGTAGAGGCGGCGGGCGGCCGTCTTGTCGTGTTCCTGTATGCCAAGGTATTCCAGAACCGCCTTGCTGGCTCCCAGCGCGTCCTGGAGCGCGTCCACGTTCTGCGACTGCGACATGGTGAGCGAGACGTTGGCGCGGAGTCCCTGCACGTCGCCAGGTTTGATGGTGAGCAATTCGGTGTCCTCTCCCTCGCCCCATGTGAAGGCTTCCTCCCGATCGAGGTTGGCGTAGTTCAGGTGGACGGAGTATTCGGTGGGAAGCCGGATGTCCTTGGTGATTTGGGAAATCGGCACCTTGACCAGCACGGCCCCGCGGGTGGTCAGGTCGCGCACTCCGGTTGCGGTGTTGGAACCCGGAACGCCTTTCAACTCGCCTTGGGCGGCGGAAGTGATCCCGAACCGCATCTGCATCAACTGGTGCATCTGGTTGAGCAGCTCGACGCTCTGCTGGTTGGTCTCCGGAAGGGTTTTGAACTGCAAGCCCTTGTCGAAGTCCCCCTCGGGTGACAGCTCGAACACCTTGTCGGGATCCTGGTTGAAGTCCTTCGAGGTGAGCTTGTCCTTGAATTGTGTCGGATTGAACGCCTTGAGGGGAACGCGGGAATTCCGGTCGTTGTAGGTCACGGAGTTGTAGAGCGTGTCCACCGCGATCTCCGGTTTCTCGCAGCGTTCCCAATAGCCGATGCCCATGATCCGGCGCGGCAGCTTGAAGCAACGAACCGGAAAGATCGGCAGGACACCACCGGGCGAGACTCCGCGGATGTAGTCGCAGGACAGCATGACGCGTAGCTCGGGGATGAACACCACTTGCATCCGTCGGGGATTGCCGTCTTGGAACGGGTCACAGCGGACGAATCCCTCCACAAGCGTCACTTGTGGGTTGGCGTCGATCTCCCAATTTATCGACTGGACTTCGGTTTCGCCGCGGTGAGTGCGGGCGTTGCCGCTGCCGCGGGCGGAAATCAATTCCCGCAGGATATGCCCTTGGTCGTCGTCCAGTTCGTAGAAGGAAATCGCGTCCAGAATCCCCATCTGGAACCGGTGGAAAAAGTCGGTGTAACGCAGGTCTAAGGCTGGAGCCATCGAGTTGAACGCCACGTCCTCATAGTCGAGGCAGTCGGCCGCCACGTTGTTGAAGACATCGGCGGTTTGCTCCACGAGCATTTCCCGCCACTCGACCTGTTTTCCGTCGAACTCGCCGGCCTCGATCCGGGCATCCACGGCGTCCTTCTCGGTCACATACTCGCCAGCCTCATCCAAGATCGGCACGCCGTTGACGTGCGCCACGAACTGAGACTCCTCGTAGGTCTCGGTCTCCTTGATCCAGCGGGGTTTGACGAATGCCAGTCCAAGGTTGATTGCCACCTTCACCGCATCGGTGAACGTCTCTTCGATGTTTGAAGAGTTGAATTTCCATTGGCTGTGCGCCGAAATCAGGCGGGCAAGGTCGGTGTCGCTCGAACCTTCGGGCTTAGCCTGCATCCATGGCCGGGTGCCGAACAGGTCGTCGGACGCCTGGGCAAACACGAAATCGCAGAACCCGGAAACCACTCCCAGCGAGTTGTTCTGTTTCTCGAAGATCGAGCGGGCCGCATCGGTGACGGTCGGGTCCGGTTGCTCCGTCTTGCGGTCGGAATAGTCCTCCTCGGACATCTTCTCGTATCGCTTGAGCTTCGCCCGCCACGTCGAAAGGCTGGAATGGTAGGCGTTGAACTGGTTGATCGAGTGATCCAATAGCCACGTCGCCTGCACATCGTTGAGCGACTTCGACAGGGCGGTTTTGCCCGTGGAGAGAATCCGCTTGGCGTTGTCGGGCGGTGTCGGGTTGGCTCCGGGCTCAGGAACGATCATGCGCGGACGCTATCCCCGCGCCTTTTCGGGTAGAACGGGCGGAACCCTCACATCCCGTAATCCTGCCTTGCCCGGTTCATCGCCAAAGGCGTTGGCGACCGCTTCCATGCCATCGCCTCAGAGCATGACCGAACAGGAGCGGCGGTAGCCGTCGCCTGCATCGACCTGTTCGGGTCAGTCCGAAGCCATCCGACGCAAGGCTTCCCCTGGGTTGTCGGGATCGGATTCAACCGCATTTGCTTGAATGGTGCGAAGGAGTGCTAAACGTCTTTTGTATTGGATGGCCTTCTCGATCTTCGCCCTTTCTTCCGGTGTCGTGCCCCTGGCGGTTTGTTTCAACCGCATTTCCGCGATCTCGTCTTGACCGCTCTTGGCCATCTTCCTGTTTTCTTTGGCAAAAGACAACCTATCCTTCTTGTCGTTATGGAACATTCCTTGATCTCCGGACCGCATCCCACTGACAAGCATTTCTTGATCTCTGTTCATTTCTTTGGCCCTGTCTCGCAACTCTTTCCTGATTTCGTCATGTGACGGGACATCGTAATTACTTGCCGGCATGGGAACTGTCGCCGTGGGGGGTGACGACGGTTTGACTTCCGATGTTGGAGAAACTATTGGCGCTTTCGGGGTGGTGTCCCATCCGAGATTATTAGCGGTTTTTTTTTTGAGGGAGTGGGCGCATCCGGCGCTGGCGAACCCATGACGGTCTGGGGTGTTTTCCATGCCGCTTCCGCTCCAATCTTGGCCTTGGCAATCGCCTGACTGGCTGGAACGCCGTCGATCTTGGACACCGGAGGCGTTGCCTTGGGCGTCGGCATGGTGGTTTGTGACACGAGAGTATTCGCCACGGGCGTTGCCTGGTTCGCTGGCTGCCCTTGTGCCGGTGGCGTTGCCTTGGGCGTCACATAGGAGTTGGTCTTCATTCTGCCAGCGGCGGCGTTGAATGCGGTGTCGGTCACCCCCATGGATCGGGCATTCGCCCGCATCTCCGCAGTCAGCTTGTCGGGACCGGCCGCTTCCATGGATTTGAACAGGTTCTTGCGTTGGTTCAGGACGTTGCCAGTGGCCGCCGGCACGTAGTCGGGATTCGACATGGCTGGAGGAGTGCGGAATCCGCCACCCCTCAACCGTTGGCCTTCCGCAGTGGTCCCGCCGATCACGTTGCCACGGGTGTCCCGGTGGATGTTGCGCACGCCTGCTTGGACGTAGGGGTCGGCCTGGTTGCGGGCGTCGATGCGGGTCCGGTTGCGGTTGTGCGAATTGTCGTAGGTGCCTCGTCTCATGGCCGCAGAATAGGCGGTTCAGGGTGCGGATGAACGGGCGGGACTCAGCCCGCTGGCCCGCCGTTGGCCGGGGCACCCGTGGCGGTGTTCCAAGCGTCCGCCCCCGCCTTGTCGGCGTAGGGGAACCACTCGGAGGCGGTGAGGACGAGGGATGCGGCGGAAACCGCGCCAGTAGCTTCAGCCGCGCATTTGATCGGAAACGTGCCGCACGCCAATACCAGGCTGGCGTCAAACAGCAACCATCCTCCCGTCACCAACGGGAAATTTCCCGCGCTGAACACAACCGGGTCGGCGGGCGTCGTTTGGCAGAAAAACTCTCCTTGAAGCCAAAACATCTTGGGATCGCTGTCATCCCTGAAGATCGGTGCGGTTTCCCAATCTCCGGACCAACCCATCGTGACGGCTTCCAAAAAACCCAAGCCATCAGTGCCCACTGGATCATAATAGGCAATACTGCTCGAAGTGGTTCCTGCTGCACCGATGCCGTCATCCTCAACTCTGGTGCGGTGATCCGTGAAAATGTCAATCTCGTCCGGTTCGGTTGGGTCCGTGTAAAAGTTCCTCACCATGCGGATCGTGCCAAAACCCGTTTGAGTGACATCGCCGCCCCCACCTCCCGGATCTCCGGTGATGCTGACGGTGTAATCGAACTGAATCACCCTGTGGAGGAGTTCTGCCACGGCGTTCATCGGCAAGGGTCCGATGAGCATGTCATACGGGTTTTCGGCACCGATCCCTAGTTCCACCAAGGGTTTGTCCTCGGTGCGGTAAAGCCACGGATACTCGCTCCGAGGTCTGCTTCGCCAGGTGATGCGGTGGCCCATGAGGTTCAGAGGTAGTCGGGATGAACAGGAGCGGACTCGAAGACCTTCACGGGCATCCCGTTGAGAAGCCCGTGGGTGATTCGCTGCGCGGTGAAGACAGCCTGCGTGGCGGTGTAGGTGTCCGGGTCTGGAACCGTGTCCACTGTGATCTT